CGCAGTGGCAATTTCCAATCTCGTTTTTCTTACTCGAGGGAGCCACGCGGCCGACACCATCCAACTTCTACGTCTAGTTGAGATGGCACAACAACATTCGGTCGTTCTTCTACCTGGTGACATCCTGTATATTTGAAGAGTCCCTCCTTAAGTCTCCACCTATCATAGACATCCGACATATCGGGATAGTCTAAGAACCAATTATTACTACATCTGTACACGGTTCTGGTGTCCATATGGACACGGATGGGCTTTCTGAGACTGGGGACAAAACTTTGAATCTTTTCCTCTTCAGGAGAGGAACAGGGCACACAGGGGAAGGAGGGGAAGATAACCTTTCCACCCACACTAACCATCCGGGATAGGCTCTCGTCAATCGGATTGAGGTCAAAGTCTCTTTGAGGGACTAGACACTTGGTCGGACATGACGTAGGCATGAAGCGTTTGACGCGTTCTGCGGAAATGGGAGTGAGATTCCCAGCAGCAATCTGATTAATACAATTTTGTATGATCTGCTGTCGATTGGGAGGGGGAAGAAAGGCAGGGGGGAGAAATCCAGTGGGTACGAATCCCAAGCCTCCGAGCAACTCATGGGCATCCGGCACCATTCCAGGCTTCAAAGCCTTCTTAATCTCTACATAGTGTGAGGTATAGAAGGCCTGAATGACTTCTGGGTTAGACAGGTACTGGACACAGTAGTTGTGGGAGGTAGGGAGACGGCTGCCACTCTCTTCCACGAGGCCAATTCGCTGTACCTTTGAGCAGCCGGCCAATAATCCAACGGGTGTACATTTCTGGATAGTACCACGAACTCGACCATCTTCATGTCTAAAGATGATGGCACACGAGTTCATGATACCATGGACACCATCCAAGTTCTTTCCAAACGAGAGCTTGAAGCCCACCTCTGAGGTGAGGGGGTCCCACTGCTCACGGAGCTTGGGGCTTGAGAGACTAAGAGTATCGTCTCCGTTGATTCTAGCGGGCAAGTCGCGAAATTCAATGTAACCGTGCGATCGGATATAAGCCTCCCACATGCAAGCTGCGTTAATGAGACACAGCAGCGGGAAGGAAAGAATATTCCCCATAAGTTGGCCCTTTCTTAAACGGCCAGGTAATGGGTGCTCCAAGAAGGGAACTCCACGCTTCTCCGAATCCCGTTGCGATGGGAAGAGGAGAGCCACATGTGAGAAGGACCGCCGAGCAACTTCTTTGTCAAAATCACTCATCCAAGGGCTCACCTCCAGCACACAGTCGAGCGCGGCCAAAGTAGCCGATAAATTCAACCGGTTGGTCGCACCATCGTAATCCCCTGATAGAATAGTATTCATACCAGGGACCTCCGGGAAATCGAGCATGTCGTTAGATAGACTTGCTCCAATGGCGGAGAAGACAGGCGACTTGCGGAGAAGTCTGTGTAACCTCTTTTGAAGAGGGTGGAGGAGAGCGGATGTGCGACCGTCAGGGATGGTAATCAAACGAATCTTAAGGGGTTCGTAGATGCCATGAACGGTGACGGGGAAGAGGGGCGTGGGGTCGAACTCGCCATCTATGGGTGGTAAGGAGTTCCGATCGATCTCGTGCTGGTTACAATAGTCCTGGATAAAGAACTCCAGTGGTTGTCCAGCCTCTTGTAAGAGGGATCTACGGAGGGATCGCAAAGGTAGGGAAGGCGGTAGAGGGAGAAGGCACTGATCCTGGGTGTGGAGGTCAAAGCCCAAACCCTCGCCCTCATTCCGGAGCGTAAGCAAATGGTCAAGAGTAAATGTTGACTTAGCGAGACGATCGGCATGAGAGCGGAGGTAGGGGAAGAGGCCAGCAGACATCTTAGGATAATCGGGTACGATAGTAGGGTGGATTTCTTCGTCCTCGTGAGAGACAACAGATGGTTGGAAATCGGGTACGGTCGGATAAAGCACGACTCGACGGGTGGCGAAAGTCTCCCTTTTCGTCTCCGAGACAAGAGAACAACGGCCGTTAAGGCAGTAGTTGATCTCTCGAATCTCAGAATCGGGGCGGGGGACATACTCCACACCGTCAAGAAGTGGATCATAGGTCGGACCGGGGAACTGCTCTAAGCATGTCGAAATGCACTGAGCGTTCCCTCCGGAATTCGTGTTGTTACCCTGGCAGGATTTGTTATTCGGGCCAGGAGGACGGGGAGGGTTCGCATGGCGAAGGTAACCCACAGAATGGAGGATGGAGCGGATCCGCTGGCTAAGCCAAGCGGGGGCGATCGGGTCCCCCTGCTGCGTTAACTGCTCACGAAGAGAGGCCATAGAGTCGATCATCCTTGCGGAGGACACAGGCTCACAGCATTTCTTCAGAGCGGAAAGAGCAGTAAGGAACCCAAAGGCTCGACATGCACCATGGCCGCGCTCACCATATAGTCTCTTAATGTGGAGACGGTGGCAGCCATCAAATGGGATGCAGATCTTATCATACTCAGGTTCTGATACACCGGGAAAAGGGGGAGGAAAAGGGCAGAAGGGGTCACCTGGGGAAGATCTCTTGTGATTGAAGTTCCACTGCTGAAAGGCGCAGAAGGTCTTCATATTACGAAGAAAGACCTGCTCGGACGAAGTCCAGGATAGCAGGCGGACTAGAAGGTCCAAAAATTTTTCCCAGCGAATGTCGCTGTTAAGTCGTGCGGGGTAAGAGTCCCATAAGGCGCAATGGGCGCCAAAAAAAAACTCTTATGGCAGATTTAACCAGGGGTTCTACAACTAGTCCAGCCTTTTTCTGAAACCGGAGGTGGGGAAGCATAATCATCTGTATAGTACGGCCTTTTAGGTGTGGTACAATTCGTGATATAAACTTCTTTACCTGGTGAGGAAAAGGTGTTGTTGTGGGACAGCTCGGTCTTGCTGTCGGAAGACTGACAAAGCGGTTAATTAGCCGAGATTGTTGGTCGGGCGTCATACTCGTTTGTCGAGTGTGCAAAGTGACAGAGGTCACTACGGATCCAGTATTATTC